CGACTACTTCGGGTTGTTCGCCCTCTGCAACCGCTTCGACTACCGGCGCTTCCGTCTTGGGTTCTTCCGCAGGCGGCGCGGGTAGTGTTTCTACTTCACTGGTTTCAATGTTCATAAGATCCGATCGCCTCACGGCGTCTAAGTAGGAATCCGTCCTACGCGGTCATCCTCGTTTGAGGGTTTACAGGCATCCGGCCTGCGCGGTTAAAGCGCGTGGCAAATGTAGTTGTCGAGATACCCGGTCGTTCCGGCCATCTGAATCCCAACCGTTGTAGACGTGATTCCTTGCACCGAAAAATACTTCCCGCAATATTTTTCGTTGTGCCAAATGCTGATTTCTGCACCAGCAGCGCGAATGATTACCTCATCCCCGTTGGCGGGTATTCCGCTCACCGCTGTATCCGTGACCGCACTACCAGAAGTCACTACCTGATAGCGCAATGCGCCCGACGAAGTACAGCCAATGCGAATGAAATTCGATGTGTCCACATACCGAATCCAGAGCCAATTTTCGCCCGCCTTGGTCAGAAACGTGGCCCGGACCACATAGTCCGTAACGCCCACATCCCGCGTGCTTCGGCAATTGCCGCTGGTGACGTTGTAGCAGCGATTCGTGCTGATTCCTAAAACATTGGTAGGCCCAACAATCTGCGTCCAGGCGCCGCCGCTGGTAGCCGTTCCGAGCGTCGTTGCGTCGTCCGTGCGGTTGAAGGTATCGACTTGCAACAAGGTGGTCGAGGAAAACCCGCCAATCACAGCGGCATTCAAAAGTGCGGAACGTGTTTGCAAAAAATCCGCCATGCCTTCGCCTTTGTTAAACCGCAGCATCGCCCTGTATGTGCCGCTTGTGGTGAGTTTTGAGCCATAGAACTCACATACCCATTCGCCATCAAGCACATCGTCACGCAACACGAACGAGGGCCGATACCACGAACCATTCAGGTCAAGGGATGATGTATAGAACGTCGCGCCGTCAGCCGAATAAGCGGAATAAAGGTTCCCGCTTGCGCCCGGCGTGCCGTTGTTGTCTTGCAATAGGCCAACGATAATCCCACCCGGAAGCCTGCGGAAAGTCGAGTGCCACCACGCCCGGCCGGACGGTTCTGTCATGGTCAGCACTGTTGACGCAGCATCCCACCCCGAAAGTAAACTGCTACTGGTGATCTTGACGAACGGAAACGGACTTGCTGCGTCGATGCGATGCCCGACAATCTCCCACTTAGCAATTGTGTCGTTGTACCAAATAGACGGGCTGGCAATGTCGGTCAGTGAAATAACGCCAGTCCAGATGCGCGTGCGCGTTGCCCATGTGATGCCGTCCGCCGATGTGCTGACAAACAAACCCGTATCCGTGCCGCTCAACTCACCCGCAGTGCGCCACACCAACACGAACCTAGAATTGGTATCGTCCCAATACAGATCAGTGTCGGAGTTGTAAGCACTTGCTGCTGTCGGTTTCGCGAATATCGGATTGGTGACGCCGGTTGGCACCGTCCACGTCCTGCCGTCCTGCGAAACGACAATGCACGGATTTTCATAGACGGAATCGCTATCAGGATATGGCGTGAACGCCATCCAATACTTCCAGCCGTTGAAACCGTTCTTGAAATAGACGGGGGAGAAGTGCAGCGTGTGTGCGGGGCTATACGGTGACGGCACTGCGACCAGATCGTAATTTGCATCGCTGCGCAGCGAAAGGAACGGCAGATCCGTTGGCGTTGATTCTTGCGATTGTCCAATCTGGATCGTTACACCACCAACCCCAACCAGCCCGGTGATGTTGCCGGAGGCGTCAACCGCACCCTGCATTACCGGCCGCCAGGTTGTGGATGTGATCCCGTAGGCCTGATACCACACGTTGTTGGTCGTATCGAATAGCCGCTGCCCGATGAAATCCGGCGTCACGCTGTTGTACGGGTTGCCGGCGTTCTCCACATAGCCTACCGCTGCAGCCAAATCCTCCATGCCAGGCTCAGGCGGCAAGAGCTTCTGCAGGATCCGGTCGGTGGCCTTGCCCCAAGTGCGCAGTTGCTGTGCGATACCCATTTTCAAATCCTTAGTTCATGAACCGGCCGACCGTGACCATGTACGGGCCGCGTGCTGGCGTTGTCTGCGCGGCAGGTCCACCGCCTTCGCTATCGCCCCACCACTGGCCGAACGAAATGCCGTTGTATTGCCCGAACATGGTCAACTCCCGTCCCGCGTGGTGATGTTGCGTGTACCGGCCGAATACGTGCCAGATACCCGCGTGGTGGTTTCGTCCAGGCCTTCGAAGCTGGGGCTGCCGGACTCAAGGCCGGTGGCGTCGCCTGCCGTCACTGCTGCAATCAGGCGCAACACCTCTTCAGCAGTGAACCCGGCCTCGATCACCTTGGCCCACACCGCTTCACCAACATTGGCCGTGGTCAATCCCGTCCCAGTGACCACTAGATCCGCCGAGAGTTCGCCAAATGCGGCAGGCGTCAGGTCGATGTCGCCCGAGCCGGTCAAAGCCGAGAGCAAAGCTCCAAGCGCTGAACGATTAGCCGTGACACTGCCCGAGCCCGTCAGGCTGGCAACCGCCGCCAAGAACGCCTGCACATTCGCCGCAGTCACGGTGCCCGACCCGCTGATTGCCGCTATCAGCGATACGATCAGACTGCCGACGGCGGTCAAGTCACCTGAGCCGGTAATCGATGCCTGGGCCAGTTTTACGGCCAGCGCGGTGGCACTGATGCTACCGACGCCGATGATCTGCCGGGTCGATGCAATGCCGCCCGTTTTGAGCGCCAGCGACCAAGCCGCCTCGGTGTTGTAGCCGTGGTTGAAGGCTGACAGGTCGCGGCTGGCGACCGCCACGTCAGGCACATAGAACGTCTGGAACCAGCCCGGCTTGAACTGCGCCTGCGGGTTGGTGAAGGCGATGCCCCACTCGCGCACGCAGTTGCGGTTTTGCTGGGCGTAGTTCGCCAGGATCACGGCTTAGTTCCAGACGAAGTTCAGGTAGCCCGAGAATGCCGAGTTGGCCGGCGTGGCAACGCCCGAGCCCCACAACCAATACAGGGCGGCGCCGTCGTACACGCGCGGCATGGAGGGCAGGCCGAACATGAAATTCTGTTCCGCCGCGAGGCCGAGCGTGGAAAGCGGAAACTGCGCCAGTTCGCGGATGAGCGCCACCGAGTATTCGCCCGATACGTAGCTCACCGAGTTCTGGATGGTATCGACCTGCGCAATCCCGGCATCACCCGCCTGCTGCGGTACGGTGTAGTTGTACTTGCCCGTACCCGTGGCGCCGGTGTAAAGGATGTGCGAATTTGAACCAGCCGACTTGCCGATCGGCAACACGGTCGGTGTGGCGCGGCTGGCCGTTTGCGTGCTGTTGGTGTAACCCAGCGACAGGTTGGGCGTGGCCGCGCCCATCGCGGTGGCGTTGCTGTTGAAGAAAATGGCCTGCACCCCGGCGCCGTTGGTGTAGCGCGGCAGCAGCCAGGTGACGGTGTGCGTGCCGGTGCCCGCATCGGTGATGTTGATCTGCGTCCCGGCAATCGCGTTGGCGTAACTGCTTGCCAGTTCGAACGTGCTGTCCGACATGCGGATCAGGTAGTAGTCCGTGGCCGTGGCAAGCCCGCCCGGCAGCGTGCCAGTGGTGGTGAGCCGCACCCGCGTTCCGGTGAGCAGGTTGCTCGGATAGTTCGCCGTCGAAGTGTAGGTACACAGGTCCGTACCGGCATCCGCCGTGAACGTGTCAGACTGGCCGAGCGTGTTGGCCGTGGCCTGCGCGGTGGCGGTGGTCACGCTGGTGACGCGGTAAAACCCGATCACATCGACCAGCGCCAGCGTGCCCGGCACAACCGTACCGGCCGCACTGACTGCGGCCCCGCTCAACAGGTGCTTGTAGAAGCTCGGTTGCACTGCCCCGCCATGTGGGATGGCGCCAGCGCTGGCGGTGTTGTCCTTGACTGCCTGAAACGCCAGGTTGGTGCCGGCGTTGAAGATGGCGTCGGCTGGCGGATTACCCGCGCCACGGAATAGGGTGTGCCACTCGTTGGCGACCGCCGCGGCCGTGGGGTTGAAATTCTTGCCCCAGTTGGCGCGGAAAGTCTGCCCATTTGTCAGGGCGTTGATCAGTTGATCGTTCGAAGCAAAGCCGGGCATGGTCAGTTCCAGACGGTTTTGAGGGAGCCGCGCACGGCCAGGCCAGACAGTGAGCCGTTCGGCATGGCCAGCAGGCTGAGATAGGCGTCGTCCTGAATCTGCTCCAGTTCGGAGGCGAACAAGAGAAAATCTTTGTCATACGGCGCATCGAGGCCGCGCACCATGAGCTGCGCCAGGGGCTTGACCAGCAGCAGCGCGAAAAAGCCGGTATCTGCGCCGTTCATCTGCACGGATTGGACACTGCGCACGCCTGCATCACTGCCTTGCAGCGGTATCCAGGGACCGGGCGTGGTGCCGGCCGTGGCGGTTTGCGAGGTCGTCACCGTGCCCGGTGCGGCGATCGCGTTTTGCGTGACGGTCGAACTGGCGCGGCCGGCCGTGCCATCCGAATTGGTGTAGCTGACGGTGAATGTCTGCCCGCCGGTGCGCGCGGAAATGGTGATCGGCACCATCATCACGCCCTTGCCGTCCGAATAGCGCGGCAGCGGCGTGGTGTTGTCCATAACCTGCGGATCGGTGTTGCCGTCCTCGATGGAAGGGTAATACACCAAGTAGTCGCACAGGATCAGCGTCATCGGCAGCGGCGTGGCGCTGGCGCAGGCTGCACGCATGAAGCGGAGGTACTTCTCTGCCGGGGTGACGTTGCCGCCGTGGAATATCCCGCCATCGGTGGATTGCCGGATGGCCTGGGCGGTGAGCGGCGCAGCATCAAACCACTGCTTGGCCTTGGGGTTGCCGGATGAGCCGGTCAGGTCGTACCAGATGCCAGCGGTGGTAGCCTGCGTGACGTTCTTGACCCATTCATAGGTGCGCGACTGGCCCGCCAGTTCGGCGTCCACCAGTTCGCGCACGGATGCGATGGTCACACGCACCGCCCGGTGATGGCTGCGGCAATCTGGTCGCGTCGCACCCGCACCTTGTTGACAAACGAGAGCCCGCCCTCGCCGGCCGTGATGGCCTTGCGCGGCGCCATGATCTGGCGGCCGCAGTCGGCGCCGCAGGGGCGCTCGATGTGCGGCTCCTGGCCTTCGCGCGCCTCCACCTTGACGGCGCGCAGGCAGTCGGAGCAATAGTAGAGCGGCGGGCCGATCTTCTCCCACAGGGTGCGCTCCAGGGGCGTGCGCTGATCCATCAGGATTCCGTGATCGTCAACGCGCCGGCCGCGAACTGGGGCGTGATGCCGCTCGATACCACCAGCGAGGAATTGAGCGCGCCGTAGTGCCAAACTGCGGTGGCGCCGGACGCACCCACGCCGGTCGATACGTGCGTCAGAGTCGCGCCTGATGCGCCGCACTGAGGGAAGCTGATGGTGGCGGCATTTTGCGTCGCACCGCCGGATGCAGCGTCCCAGCCGGTGGACCGGGCCACTGCCTGGCGCGCATAGTTGGTGTAGGCGGTTTCGTTTTCGGCCTGGCTATTGGTAGCAGCCGTCAGGTTCCCGGTGTGCAGGCCCGCGTAGGTGTTGGTAAGCGGCGACGAAGCGGCGTTGTCTGCCACATTGGCCCAGGCCGTGGCGCGATACATCAGATTGATGATCGAATTACAGGTGCCGGTGGATTTGGGCATGGTTAACCTCCTGCCGCCGCACGGATGGCGGCCAGTCGTTGCTCGAGTTGGGCGGTTTTGGCCGTGCATTCGGCCTGCATCGCGTCAAGGTGGGCGCTTCGTTGTGCCAGCGAGGCTTCAACAGCGGCCCGGCTTTTCGAAAATGCGGTTTTGGCCTCTTCCAAGTGAGTCGATGCGCTTGCGAGCGCGAATTCGCGCGCTGCAATGTCGGCTTCCAGCGTCGCGCGCTCTTCGGCCAGTTGCGCCGATTCGGTCGCCAAGGCCTGCCGATTGGCCGCGTTCTCGGCTTCCACCTCTTTTGTGCGGTCGTAGGCCCGCTTGGCATCCTCATGGAGCTTCTTGGCAGCGGCAGTGACTTCGGCGGCGGCCTCGCATTCCTTGCGCGCGGCCTCGATCGCCTTCAATGCCTCGGCTTCGGCCGCTTTCTGCGCTTCGACGGCCTGAACCAGTTCCTGCAGCCGGGCTTGCGCCGCGTCAGGGCTGGCCAGCATCGCAAGTAGCGATTCGATGGCGCCTTCACTGACGCCTGGCACGACATTTCCAATAGACATACCGGGATCCTTACGTGTTTTCAATCACGGCGATGCGATGCCCAGGCACCACGCCAAAATATTCCGTCTGCCCTGCCCCCATCCGGCGGTTGCTGGTGGTCGCAGTGGGGTCAGTGCCAAACGCGAACGAGCACACGCCATCGGTATGGACCCGCACCAAGCGGGTGTTCCCCGCAAAAACCTCGGATTGCTGCGAGCTCGCTGACAAAGTGATCGGGGTTTGGTCGACGTTGGCCGGCTCCTGCACTGCGGCGATCGGCCGGCTGCCAGCCCATTCCTGCCCCATGGCCACGTATTCGGTGATGTAGACCTTGGCCATGGGATCCTTACGCGCTCATGGCCGAACCGCCGGGCTTGCCCAGCTTCAGCCGTTTCAACCATTCCGGCCGCTCGTCCTGCACCGGGATCATCGGGAATTCCGCGCCCAGTTCAGGCGCCAGAACATGCCGTTTCGAGTCCCACATGTCATCGTGGCTCGCAACCGGGAAGTCGTGATACTCGAAGTTCACGAAGGTGTGCGTCATGTCCTCCGGCAACCCCTCGTCGTTGGTCACCAGGCAGGACTTCGGCAGCAGCCAGCGGCCCGCCTCGAAGATCGGCACCAGTTTCTTGATCATGTCGAGCTTGTGGCCACCCGGTGCGAGCGCCACGATGTCGAACTCGTAGTGGTCCCGCTCCTGCACATACTTGATGTGCTGGATGTCAGAATCCTTGCCGGTCTGCTCGTAGCCCACCTTGATGGGGCGGAACTTGCGGTGCAGCTTGAACAGCCAGTCGGTGCGCTCCTTCAGGTTCAGGCGCATCCGGGCATGCCAGATGGTGCGGTACTTGTTGTCGGCGCCCAGGCCCACCACCTCGAAGGCCGTGTAATCCGGGTTGTGGTTGCGCGCGGTCTTTTTCGCGTTCGCCGGATCCACGATCAGGTACACGTTCAAGCCGTTCCACCGATCCGCCGGCCAGTAATGCAGCCATTCCTCCTGGAAGCCCTGCTTGGCGTCCGCGGTCGGGTTTTGCAGCATCTGCGCTCCGAAAATGTAGGGCCCCATGTCCCGGCGCTTCTTGGCAAGCTGGTCGCGCGACAGAAACACCGGCTCGCCGTCCTCCCGGCCGTTGTTCGTGGCGGCATACACCCGCGGCTTCACCGCGCCAATGTCGATCATGTGCCGGTAGGTGTCGTTCTTGTGGTACCGGGTGGCTGCATACCGGTCCACGCACACCGTCGATCCCAGGTTCATCGACATGCCCCAGCGCTCGGTCGTTTTCTGGATCATTTCGGCCGTACCGACCGATTCGACCGTTACCACGTCGTCGTAGAGCTTCTTCTTGAAGTGCCGGCCGGTCGGCTGGCCGTCGACCAAGCCCCAGGCCTCGATGGTCGATTCCTTGGGGTTGCCCTTGCGCTTGACGACAATCCCGTCGTCCTCACTCCACTTCGGCGCCTCTTTGCCGGGGTTCTCCCACAACACATCGTCGTACAGCGCTTTCAGGGCCGTGTTCTGCTCGAACTCGCCCTTGATCTGGCGCAGGAACGATTTCGCGATCGGCCGCGTGTGACTGAAAAACCCGAACGTCACCTCGGGGTCGTTCAGGATGTCCTGAATCGTCAGCGCGAAGGTGATGATGGTCGACTTGTAATGCCCCCGGGCCCACAGGTCCAGGTGGCCATCCGGCGAGGCTTGTACCTCGCGACAGCGCTCGAACAGCCAGGGATGCTCAGTGTCGGGGCGGTTCAGCAGGTAGCGCAGCAGGAAGTAGAGATCCCGACGCCCCATCTCCCGATACACCGTCCTCAGTTCCTCCGGCGAGAAGCGCTCTCTCCATGAGCGCATCAATCTCGGATACTGCTCGATCGACGACGGTAACAAGCGTGCGACTGTCAACCTGCTTCCTCTCGATGTAAAGGCCGCCGGCTTTTCCGCGATCCTCCTCGGCGCGCACCGCCGAGCTCCAATCGCCGGCTTTGGCGGCCCGATCGCGCAGGTCGGCCAGTGCGGTCAGGTGCTGCTCGAGGCTGATGGCGCCGGCGTCGACCACCTTGGCCAGGGTTTCGGCGCGCATCTTTGCCACCAGTTCAACGATCTCCGGGCGCTTGGCCGCGGTCGAGGCGTTGCTGTTCTGCGAATCCTTGGTCCAGGCCTTGGCCTGCGGCAGCGCGGCGATGAACGCCTCGCGCTGGGTCATGTTGCCCTCGAACAGCAGGCGGGCGAATTTCAGCTTGCGCGCAGCGCTCCAGGGCTTTGTCTTGAGCTTCGGCCCTGTGACTGCCTTGGCGAGTTTCTTGGCCGGCATGATGTCCTCTTGGTTGGCGCCGCCTGGTCCTTGCCGGCCGGGAAAGGAGTCCGTCCAGGGGTCATTCCATCGGCGGCCTGCGGCCGTTATTTGCGCACCTGCGGTAAGCCAGCCGCCGGCCCCGACTGTTCCGCTTCGGATATTACGAATAAAAAAGCCCGCGCGAGGCGGGCTAAGTCTGCGGGGAGCAGAAGAGACAAAGGGGTTACGGGCTGGAATGGGCAGGAACGCCCAACTCGCTTTTGCCGCCAGTCCGCAAAACAAAAAGCCCCGGCGGATGCCAGGGCTCTATTCGGTTTGGACGTGCGTCGTCCACATGGGCGCGGATGATGGACCGGATTTTCCGGTTTGTCAACATCACTTGTCCGCCCCCACCGGCACCCCGCGCCGCCGCAATCCCTCGCCCACATGCATCTTGCCATCCACGAGCGCCTTGGCCTGGTCGATCCGCTTGAAACTGTAGACATTGGCCTGGCCGTAGTGAACATAGATGGCCGACTGCTCATGCAGCGGCAATTCCGGTAACACCGCGTCGACGTGTTTGATGATGGCCAGAATGCTGCGGTCGTACATATCGTCGAAACTGCTCGATACCGTGCCGGTGGTGATACCTGGTGTGGCGCCCAGGTAGCCGCGCGTGCCGCGATCCTGCGATTGCGCATAGGCCCATTCATCGAGGTAATACTCGACGCGGGCAATGTCGATCGCGGGCTGGTCCTTCATTCCGGATCCGGTCGTTTCTGGAAGCACGGACAGCCCGGCCCGGAGTGCGGAAACGGCACCCGGGATACAGGCTTGCCGATGTTCTTCGCCGGCAGGCAGTAGGTGCGCCACTGGTCGGCGCGTGAGTTGGTGCAGAGCAGGCATCCTAGACGGTCCTCCTGGTGGGCGATGGCGGCGGCGATCGGGTCGCGGGCGAAGCGGGTTTCGATGGTGTGGCTCATGTCTGCACCCAAAACCAAGGATCACAAGCCCGCGCGAGGCGCTCCTGCAGGTAGCCGCGCTCGGCCTCGGCGGTCCTGATGGCGGCAATCGCCCTTGCGTAGTCCTTGCGCGCGATGCGCCATTGCGACGAGGCCATGCCATGGGTCACTTCGGCGAGGCTCTCGGCGCGCATGGCACGCACGGCATCACCGAGGCAACGGTCGGCGATCTCCGTCCAGGACTGGATGTTTTCCATCAGTGCGGCGGTCAGGGTCATCGCTGCGGCCCCCACAACCGCGCCCGCAGGATCGGCGCGCGCCTGGCGATGCGGATCGATCGCAGGCTGCTGCGAAACAGGCGGCGGCGCTCGAATTGCAAGAGGCTGGCCTGGGCCGCCCGAACGCGGTGCGCAATGCGCTCCAGGTCATCCAGCGTGAACGTAGCCATCACGCGGCCAACTCCATTTGCGGATGGTTTTTCAACACGAGCGGCGCAATCGTCACCACGACGCGCGCGCCATTCGCATCGGGCTCCATGCGTTCGGCCCAGTCCTTGAAGATGCGGCTGTCATCCTCGAAAGCGACGCCCTTGAGCGCGTCGTAGAGCACCTTGCGCGCGTTATCGATGTCCAGGCATTGCACCGAGTCATCCCATGTCAACGGGTCGCGCGCCGCTCGCTTTTGCCAGTCCAGTGGGCGATGCGGGTAAAGCTGGACGCCCACCTGCACACGTCCGGCTATCGGCTTCCTGAATCCAGCCGTTCGGGCCAACAACGCCGCTTGCGCCTTGTAGGCCTTGGCCTCTTTGGTCGGGACGATGGTGATGTGCTTGCCGATGTTCACTGGCCGCCAGTACCGATTCGCGCTGATCGGATACGGCAGAACTAGCACCGCCTTATAACCAATTTCTCTATTTTCCATAAACTTATTCCCGTTTGGCTATTTAGCAGGCGAGAACGAATCGCACCGAATCGGCCGGTCCCGAAGCTCAAGCGGCACGCGATAGTTCGCCCAAACGCCCGTTCCGGACTGGCACATGCCCAGGCGATACCGGGCGCAATCGGTGCACAGGCGCATGCGCGGATCGGTGAATTCGGTCATTGCGACACTCGAGCAGTGCGCGCCGCGAGCTCGGCCTCGGCCGCTTTCATCGCCGCCATGTCGTCGGCATCCGGCTGGTATCCGGCGACCGGCTGGCGCTTGAACTGCGCACCCACCGCGTTGATGCGCGCCCACATGGCCTCGCGTTCTTCGGGCGTGAAGGCCCGCTTCGGCTCCTGGCCGGCATCGCGGCCGATGTGACCGGCGACCGGCTGGGGTGCCGGGATGGGCTTGCGGTTGAGCGCCCGCACCCGCACCAGCAGGTCAGGCACCGAGCCGCCTACCCGCGACAAATCGATCAC